CTCCTCTTTTGAATCTTTATAGATTTCTTTTATTATGCTCCTACGTTCTCTTCTAACCAATGATCGCATCTATAAATTTGACTCATCGAAACTGCTTCAATGGTTTCATAATTTAATTCATCTGCCATTGTTAGCTGTCCACTAGGGAAGATGTCTTTACATGTAATTCTTCTAAAGATATTTCCGGCTCTGTCATATTGAACAATAACAGCTGAACCTACGTAATCTCTCTTTAATCCCATCTCCCCTGTTTGAGGATCGTAAATTAACTTATACCAATTTCTCAACGTATTATAGATGTAGTTTTCATTGGAATCATTTAAGTTAAGAGTGAAATTCAAAGTTAGATCAACGAAGGTCTGGGCAGGCATTCCTGCATAAGAACGATCTGCAAACTTATATTTTTGTCCAACTGCTTCTATCGCTGGATTTAGGGCATCTAAACCGGCAATACTTTTCACATGTTGCAAAATAAGTCCAGCATCATCGTTTAAAGGTGTCAATAAAGTAACCTCAAACAGATTAGTATAAATCGGTTCAAAGTTATTTACTGATGCCTTTGCTTGAGTATAATGAGGTAGTGGCATATTTACTTGCTTTTTTTATTTATTCTTTTTGTTCTATTAGATAAAGTTTCCTGTAGAAATTTGTCCAGTTCTTAAGATTGTTGTTCTGTGAACTAGAATTTCCATTCCCTTAACAGGCTCAATATAAGTATCTAGGATACCTACATTTTGATCTATTACTTCAGGAGTATTATTCGTTTCATCCATAATGTTTCTGAAATCGTAAACTCCGTTTTCAGATTGTACCGTTGACATGAAGTTATCTGCAAGAGTCTTAATTTCTAATCTTGTTTGAGCTGTATTAAATTCAAACAAGTAGTTCTTTAAGATTGCTGCAATTCCATCTTGAATGTAAATTACTACCTCTCTTACGTGTACCGAAGATAAAGCACTCTTAACGTTTTGCTGTGCAGTTTTGTTTCCGAAGATTACAAGACCGGTACCGTTTTGGAAAATGATTGGATTTAATCCGAATGGTTCGATATTATCTCTATCATTTTTACTGAAATTGTATTCTAGTCCTACAATTCCTCTTCCTGCAACGATTCCTCTTCTTGCTCCTGCTACAATTGACCATGGAGTAGCATCAGTATACTTCTGGATGAAGTTATTAGAGACTGCTGCCGCTGGTGGAACATTAACGTTAGATCCGTTATCATTAACCGTTAGGAATGGGCTATAGAATGCCATATAGTTAGAACCTTGAGATATTCCGGGTAAAGTGTATCTTACAGTAGGATTCTTAGTTAAGTCTCCGCCTGTTGGAATAAATCTTGTTTCAAATTGTCCAATTGCATTCTTAAAGGTTGGATCTGTACTATCTTTAAAGTCTTGAATAGAAGGTGCATTAACAATAGCTAGTGCATTTTGTCTATCTTTTGCAAGAGTTCCAAGGATAGATTTAGAATTAGCTTCAAGTCCATTTCCAAATGTATCAACGATATACCTGTATGTGATATTTTCTTTGTCAATAAGTGCCTTGTAAAGATTTGTTCCACTTAAAGTATCATATAAGATATTGTTTTGCTGTGCATTAGTTCCATCAGGTAAGTTATAATCTCCTAGTTGGAATCCAGGCAGATTATATGTCTGATAGGAACTAAACCAGTTTGTAATTGGTTGGTATACTTCAACCTGCTTGTTTCCTCCTACGTTAAATAAGTAGATTGTGTTTTGAGCGACAATCTTAACATAGTTACCAGGAGTTACTGAACCTGCAGGAGTATAGTTACTTAAACCTATTACTTCTTTGATTCTAACAAGTCTTGAAGAAACACCTGATCCTGTGCTTCCAGGATTATTTACAAGATAGTATCCTGGTGCAAAGAATTCTGCATCTGCTGCAGGTATAATTACTTCATTTCCTAATAAGCTTGATCCTGATTTTCCAAACCATTCTGCTGCTACGACTGAATTATTTAAAGATCCATTAAAGCTTTGCGCTACAAAGGTTTCTGCTGCTGCTTGAGTACCTCCAGAAGTAAAGAAGAATTTACCTACTTGATTGATTCCGAAATCTGAATCAGTTGTAATTTCCGTGCCTGGGGTAAATGCTGCAGTTTCAAATGCATTTACAGTAGCAACAGGAATTGTAAAGTTGCTATCAGTAATGGTTGCTGCTAAGTCACTTGAACCATCATTCCAATATAGCTTAGTAGAAACGTCTATGTTTACATCTAAATAAACTACTGGATCTGAACTTGAAGTTCCAAATACAGCTTTATCTCCATCTGTAATAATTCCATCTGCTACATCAGAATAAAGAGAAGAGCTTGATGCTCCTATAATAGTTCCTGAGTTATCATCTTTCTGTACAACAAAATCTATATCAGCAGGATTTACATACTTAAGAGTAGTAATTGCAGTAATATCTCCTAAGACTACCCCTGTTCCTGATACTGTAACAACGGCAGAAGCTGAAGTTTTAATTACTCCTGTAACTGGAGCCCATGTTCCGAGTCCATCTACATAAATATATGTTCCTACTGTTCTAGGATTAGCTACGTTTGCTGTAAAAGATCCTAAAGCATCATATGCTGCCTGGTTACTTGTTGCATTAACTGCAATTTCAATATCACCATCACTATTTGTAGATTTAGTAATAGTAGGATCGTTAAAACTTGCTAGTGAAGTTGCATCTGAATATAAACCTGCATAACTTTTATCTGCAACAATAGTTCCTTTATAAGATAAGAAATCTACAGTTGAAGGTTGGAGTCTTTCTAGTTCATGTCCAATAAGATCAATTCCTCCGTCTACTCCATCAACCATTAATCCTGTATCAAATGCGGTTTTATTTACTGCACAGAATAATCCTGTAACTGATGTTTCAGTATTAATAAGATCTTCGATGAAAAGATTATTTCCATTAAGATCCGTAAAGTCAGGAATCAAAGATCCAGTATAAGTTGCAATTTCATCAACCTCTGGGAGATTTAAGAAATCTTGAAGTTTTGTATCTTCAACGTCTGATGCTGAATTTTTTTCTTATAATTCCAGTTTGCTTGTCAAAGTAAGTAGAATACGTAGGATCTGCTGCAAATCTTTCATATGGGAAAGTTGCACTTGAATCAGGTCCAAAGTTTCCTTTAATTACAATTACATCAATCATAAAGTCTGATACCAAACTATCTTTATTTAGATAATCTGGAATATTAGCAGAACCGTAGAATTCTTCAACTGTAATATTTAATCCTTGTACGTTGTTTGCTTCTGACTTTCTTACGATAACTGTAACTGGACTTCTACCAACGTTTACCAAGTTAAACAGTTTATCAACTGCATTTTTAGTATATCCGATGTTATTAAGGAAAGCCTCTGCTTCAGGGAACCAGAATCCATCTTTATTGTAATACCCTGAATAAAGTTCATCTTGGAATCCTTCGTTACCTTCAGTTGAACTTACAGAATATACATAAGATTTATCTTTATCTCCTGTAGTTGCATCTTCATTTAGTCTCAATAAGTTAAGGGCAAGAATAGGACCTCTTTCTAAAGCTGTATAACAACTTCTGTGGAAGAATGAATCTTTTCTTTCTAACCCCTTATCAATTGATCCATATACTGATTGGAAGAAACTTGTATCAGATACAAAAATTGGTGTGTTAAATGGTCCCTGTTTAGAGAAACCTACCACAAGTCTAAGCTGCTCTGCAGGAATGCTTACAGTCTGGCTTTTATCGAACTCAAGTCGGTATACGCCTGATGATTTGAAAGCTGCTATTTTAGGATCTAATGCCATTTGTGTGTTCTTTTTTTTGTCTTTGTTTTTTTATATATCCACTCCAAGTCTATTTTTATCACACAAGATCATAAATAT